ACAGAGTGATAGAAATCAGGATGAAGATGAAGAGCCGGAATATTTTTGGTCAGCGAAAGAGGAACTAGCACGCGGTATCATTGATAGTGTGCCATCTCAAGCTCCTTTGGCTCACCTTGGTACTGCTCATGATTTCTTTTCAGCCGAAACGCCAGAAACCCCCCAGGGTGCGTTGGACGACGATGAACCGTTCTTCTCTGTGAAGGAATCTATCCGCTCTAGTTGGCGTTGGATCACCGGTTTTATCGACGATTCTTTGAGCCCTGCTGATTCTTGGTTTGACACGCGATTTGATTGGATCGATGTATTTTGTTCAGAAGTTTGGAAGAAGAGTTCTTTTATTCCCCTGACGATTGGCAATTATCTCGGTACTAAGGTTTCTAAGAAGTTCCTATCAGCTGTCGGCAAGTTTGCACCTATCTCATACAACAGGATCAAGCGCTTGGAAAAAGCTAGCACACAAGTGTTGATGGAGCGAGTAAAAGCTCTCGATACCTCTGTGTATATGAACTGGACAACGTACATCCCTGAAGATTGGTTTGACACTGATACTTGTAGCGAGATCATATGTCGCACCGAATGGCCTTTGATTAGCAAGAGAGCAGCTATCGCCAGCTGGAGAAGCTGGATGGAGATAGTTGGTGGAACTGGTCTAACATTACGCATTTGCGCATTTGTACGATCATGTTCGCCTGAGCTAAGACAGAAAATGGGTTGGATTCCCTATCTGATTCTCGCTTCAGCTTGGAGTGCGGCTCTCGTCGCGCCAAGTGTGCGGATTGCACAGGCCTATCGCGTGGAACGCGCCATTTTGATCGCTGAAATTGCTGAGAGACGTGATCTTGCCCATCCTTTGCTTAAGGAAGTACGCGACCAGCACTACAAGAAAATCTGTGCTGGTAGTGCCATCATCGCCGCAACTGTCACTATCATCTTTGCCTACCGCCGCATGTCGAAGACTTATCGATCCATCCAGTCTGTGCAGGGTTGTATAACCCCCAACACCATAGCGGATATTGAGACGAGAGACGCTGAGGCTAATCCGTGGTGCAGAGTGGTCCCAGAAGAGTACATTGCTCCCACCAAGAGTAAGTGCATAGACTTTGCGGACCTACGGAGATTGGCAGAACAAAATGTCACTCACATGCACCTTACCGTAGGCACGAAGAAATACATATGTGATGCTTTCTTCCCTTGCTCAAATGTTGCTCTGATTCCTAAGCACATGTGGATGGCAGATGAAATGGATGCTGTGTTCACCCGACGCGATGCCGGTATTGTAGGATCTCAATTTAAGGCGAAGGTATCTAAGCAGTTCTCTGTTGACATTCCTAATAATGACATGTCCTTGGTTTGGATACCCAGTGGGGGAGATTGGAAAGATCTAACGCCCTATTTCCCTTTGACCCATTTGACTGGAGTGACTCCCGCCCGATTGGTGCACCGTTTAGGAACAGGTGAATTGCTTTCGAGCAAATTATCAGTGCGCGCCGACCGTATCCGCATCGACAACGTGACACCTTATCAGGGCGGTACCTACACGTTAGAATGGGACACTTTTCAAGGTTTGTGTATGTCTCCTTTGATCTGTGAGACGAAAACTCCCATGATTATTGGCTTTCATTTGAGCGGCAAGAACGGTTCCACTTTGGGAGCTATGGGTACTTTGTTGCAATCAGAGTTCCAGAGTGCCTTCCTTTCTCTGCGGTCTAACAACGTCATTATGCTCTCCAAGAGCGACACACCGCACGATAAAGCGGCGCTCGGAGTGCAGTTCTTTGAAGGAGGAGAACCCCATAGAAAGAGTGCCACACGCTTCCTTACCGGCATGAACTCTTGTAGGATTCATGGTCCCACTATCGGTATGTCCACGCAGCGCACCACGGTTCACACATCACCTATTTCCCATCTCATCACGGAAATTTGTGACGTTCCTCAGCAATGGGGACCACCGAAGCTGCAGGAGGGATATAAGTGGCAAGAGAGTTTGGAATACTCCTCCAAGCCAGCGATAGGATTTGCTGCCCGTCCTGTCACGCTAGCTGTCAAATCATACGAAGAGAAATTGGCGCGCATTGGGTCTGGTGCTTTGAAGACCTTATTACAAGAAACCATGCCTCTAGCTGACGTGGACAACGTGAATGGTATAGATGGGAAAAGATTTATCGATGCGATGAAGTCTTCCACCGCTATTGGATATCCTCTAACTGGTCCTAAGGAAAGGTATTTTCGGCCCGTGGATCTCCCCTCACACATGA